ATCGGCGAATTTCTTCTCCGGACGATATGCTTCGGTTTTCACGATCTGTTCGGCAAAAGTCAGTGCCATCGGATGTCCGGCAATGACTTTGTATTTCGTCCCGGAAGTGTGCGGCGCGTTGTTGGAAACGTAGATCGTCATTCCGGCAGCGCGTCCGATCATTCCGTTACGGATCACGTTGTCGCTAGTCGAAGTTCCGACCGCGACGAAACGATCGTCTTTCAAAAGCAATCCTTCAAACCAGGGCGGAACGATCGCAAAACGACCTTCCTCCGGGATGTTGGCTTCAGTCAGTTTTACTTTCAGATCGACGAGGTAATCGTAAGCGTTCGAGGCGGTCGCAACGAGCGGAGTCGTGTCGTCGCCGACAAAGTTGATACTCGGAACTTCAACGTGGTAAGCCGCCAAAAATTTATCGACTTTATCACGCAAACCGTAACCGGCACGGCTCATCGCTTCTGCCATCACGTTGGCGTTTGTCTGAACCTTATCAACGTCATCGATCGCAAAATTGAAATATTTCGCTTCGGTGATGACGAGTTCCTGTCCGGCATCGTCGATGTCTTCCGGGTCTTCGATGTCCTGACCTCGCACGTAATCTTTAATCGTGATGTCTCCGACGCTGTTAATTTTGACGCTTGAGCCTTTATCTTTGATCTCGCCTTCGTATTCACGATTGCAGACGGACGGCGATCCGAAGATATGGAATTTTTCGAGTGCTTTGAGGATTTTCGCACTCCAAACCTTTGGGATGAAATTATTGATCATTTGTTTTTTCGAGTTGAGCCTTTCGGCTTTGAGTTAAAGAGTTTGCTGCATTAAAAAAATACTGTTAGTTTTGCGAAGCCAGAAAAGCGTCGATCGAGTCCATATTTTCCATAATTTCTTTTTCGGACATTTTTTCGATCGCTTCTTTAGTTAAGCCTGCGCCGCCGTTTTTGCCCGCGCCTTCGTCCGCACTGCCTTCGGCTTTCGGCTTTTCCGTTTCGCCGTAAAGCTCAGGCATTTCCGTTTTCGACGATTCCAGCACGTCTTTCAAATTCTTGATCGTGCCGTCGTCGTTAAATTCGAGATCGCCTTTCACGGCTTTGTAAAAAAGATCGGTGTTTTTCACGCCGGCTTTTGAAGCGGCTTCTTTGACGGCATCGCGGGCATCGCGTTCACGAAGCTGGGCGCGAGTTTCGGCAAGTTCAGCGTCTTTGCGCTCGTCTTCCGAAAGTTTCGCTTTTGCTTGAGCGTCGGCGATCTTTTTGTCAGCGTCCTTTTGCGCTTTTTTGAGCAGGGCATCGAGTTCGGCTTGCGTGTAGGTTTTCGGTTTTTCGCCTTCAGGTTTCGTTTCAGGCGTTTCGGGCGTTTTGCCTTCTTCTTCTTCTTCGTTTTTCGGCGTTTCTTCGCCTTCTTTTTTCTTGTTTGCCATTTTGAATTTCGGGTTCCTATAAAAAATTTAATGGAAAAGAAAGGTGAAGTTTTCTTTTCCGTTTGTTGGAGGTCGGGAGAAAACCTCAACGATTTCAATTAAAACAAAAAGAAAAAGAGCGGTCTGATTTTGTGTAAAATCAACCGCTTTATTCAACCAATTTCAATTTATTAGAACTATTTAATAATCGCCGGGAAGCATCAGCGTATAGCCGTCCAATTCGTTATTAACCAGCCAGAGTTTTTCATTTCCAAGCCTTTTGTCGGCTTCAAAGATACCCCAAGCGTCCGCGCCTTCACGGTCTTTTTTTGAATTTTCCGCGATAAATTTCAAATTATTAGAAATCGTCGCGGGCTGTTTTTTCGCAAAATCTAGCGTGTGAAAAGCGTTGTCCGTCACGCGGTTGATCGGTTTATTATTAAATGAAATGCGGCAACCTGAAACGTCGATCAAAGTGCCGTCTTCAATTGCATCCGCGTCCGTGTAAATGCTGATGGGTTCGCCCCAGAAATTATCCATAAAATTATTCCTCAAATATTAAAAATAGTTACCAAGGTAGGTCTTCGTCATCGAAGACCGGAATTTCTTCGGCTTGAATTTCTTCGTAGCCGCCGTGCGCTAATTTGTAATCGTCGAAAAAGTCGATCTGCGTTTCGTCGGCTGCTTCCGGTTCGAGCCGGAATTCGCGTTCGTCGAAATCGTCGTTCATCGCGCAGATTTCTTCCCAAAAGTGATGTTTAGTTAAACTCATTATTTTTTGCCCCCAAAAATTTATTTTCTTCAATGATCGCCGCGACGTGTTCTTCTTCGGAAAATGTGTCTAAATTTGCGCTCAGTCCGTAACATTCCAGACACAAATTACAAAGACAATCGCTGTTTCTTTCCTTGTGACTTGCCGTTTGGTCGATCAAAACTTCCCAACGCCGATAATTTTTTATCAATTCGAGCGGTGTCCAATTCGGTTTCTTGACTTTCATAATTTTTGTAAGGTAAGGCGGGATGTTTCACCCGCCGAAAATCAGTTTGAAAACTTAGCTTTTTACCGTCATTCCGAAAATGGTTTCGGTCAAAACCGCGCCGATGTGTTTGCAAACGCGGTGGCGGTAAACATAATCGGCACATTCGCAAGTTGCGAATAATTCGCCGTTTTCCGATTTCAGATCGACGCGGTATTCCGTATTTACGCGGTGATTTTTGACGTGAAACGAATCGCGTTCCCAATCGTTGAAAACTTCCAGACTCGACGTTTCGGCACGTTTCATCGCGTCCAAAAACTCTTGTTTGCGGTTTACGAGCGAAAGCATTTCAGGCTTGCTCTGAACTGCGTTGATTCTCAAAGAGTGATATTTCAATTCCGATTGACGAATTGCCGAAGCCGAAATATTGCCGTCAGGATATTGATAACGGTAAGCGCGTTGACCGTCGCGTGTCGTGATCTCGACAACAGGGAAATAAACCGTGCGGTCGGTCGCGTCCGCGCTTTGTGCAAGAATGACGAAACCGATTTCGTCGCCGATGTTTAATTGAAGTTGGTTTTTATTCATATATTTGGGATTAGAAAAGCCTACTTTTTTTTTTTTTTATTCTTGCTTCACCCTACTTGCGTATCTTGCGTCTAGTTTCGTTGTGGTTTTCTCCGGCACTTTTTTAACGGTGCTTTCCTACTCACTCAACTTACCTTGCTCAACCTTTCGCGGTTACTGCTCACGTTTCAAAATTTCGGCTTTTCAAAGAGGCTGACTTTCTCAACCATTAAATATATTTTACACCCTGTAATATTTAATGTCAAGAAAAATATTACACCCTGTAAAATATTTTTTACAAGAAAAAGATTGAAAACTTTTACAAGGTGTAATATTATTTTCGGGTGATGAGTAAAGAATTAAAGGCTTCGGAAGTTGCCAAAAAATACGATGTGAATCCATATACGGTGAAAGGCTGGATCCGCGCCGGAATGTTTCCGAACGCACGGCTCGAAGAAAGCGTCGCCGGCAGCGTCTGGCTGATTCCCGAAAGCGATCTTGAAGGATTTGTTAAACCTGAAAAGGGAAGACCGAAAATTAAAAAGGAAGGTAAATAAATTTAATGGATAATCAAAACAAAAAATTTTCAGACCTTGATTTAGACATTAACCAGTTATTTGAAATGTATATAAGTGCATGGGATTCTTTAGCTCCTATGGCTTACAGCTTTTATCTGAAAAGCGGACGAGGTGCGCTTTTTTTTGATCTAAGCATTGTAAAAGTGGACATTAAAAATAGCGCAATGAATACTGAGATCGCTTATGTCCCAGAAAATAATCTTAAATGGTTAGCCTCGGTTTTAGATGAAAAAACAAAATCATTACTAAAGACATACGATGCTGAAAAGATGATTATTCTGCTTCTTAAATTTGGAGATAATAGTGTAAAAACAATGTATATTGGAACTGACAATAATCGCATATCTCCGAAAGATTTATACGAAGCTCAGAAAAAAAGACCAATTCATTAATTTACAAATTCATCCAAATTTTTAACAAGAAATCGCTCACCAAAATCGAGCGATTTTTCGCTTTTTATAAAGTCATTCAGCGAATTTCCAGCCTTAAAAATCTCGAATCTTTTATTGCCTAAAATCTGCTTTTGAAAGCCCGGTTCGAGCGCGGCAAACCTTTCCGCGCCGGTGATAATATTTCCGGTGCGTTTCGTCTTCGGGAACAGCACACAGCGGCAATTCGGATGGCTGAAAACTTTGCGCGAAGTTTTGAATTTTTGCCCGTGCAAAAGCCAGCAAATGATGCACGTCCGCGGATCGAGCGCGGACATCCAGATATATTCTTTGATTCCGGCTTCAGTATAAAATTCACGCGTCGCGGCGCGATACGCTTCGTTTGTTTCCGTCCGGGCGATCGTCAAAGCCCGCGTTTTTCCGAGGTCAGCGGTTTTGTGCAGCCGTGCAGCGATTTGCGGCGCGGATTCGCCCAAGGCAAAACCTTCGATGAGTTCTTTTTCCGCGAGCTGGCGCACAGGCGATTTCATTCGGTCGAAAATTGCGGAAAGCGTATTTTTACCGTTCGTGCGTTCCAGCAGTTTTTGAACCGCTTCGCCGTCGCGCTCGAAAATTTTCGATTTTAATTCCAGAAAATCGCGCAAGCCCGCGCCGCTCTGTTTGATAACACTCGTTTGCTCCCGGCGCACGGTTTTGACGAACGGATTTTTGATCTGCTCGATGAGCGTTTCGATTTCGACCAAGAGTTTTTTGAGCAGATTATTTTCGGAAAGTTTTTTGAGCGTGATCGGAGCTGTCAATTGAAGCGCGATAAATTCGGAAATATTTTTCTTCATTTGCTCGAACTCATTAAGCAAAATAAAAGCGGATTTCTTTTCGGCTTTTATCAGCATTTCACGCTGTTTTTTCGCAAATTCCTGCGGTGTCATAGTTTCTAATAATTAGAATTTCCGGCATCGAAAAACTTCGCCTGCGTTTCCATTTTCGCTTTTTCCCGTGCGTCGATCTCTTGTTTCATTTTCTCGATCTGTTTGTCGGTCAAACCGTAATCGCGCTGAATCTGCTCGTCAGACCAGCCCAAGGTTTTTTTCTTGATCGCATTATCGAGAATTTCCGATTCCGACACGGGCGAAGCATCCGTCCATTGCGTTTCGATTTCGAGGTCTTTGGTTTCGACGGTTTTCGTTTCCGAATCGATCTCCATCGCAAAATTGATCACTTCCGCCCAGGATTCGCCGAAAGATAATTGCGCGTCCGTCACGATCGAGGTAAACCGCGCCTCTAATTTTCTAAGAGCTTCGCCGCTGATCGCATTTCCCGATTCTTCGAGATTGAAATACGACGGCGGAACGCCTGAAACCAGCGCAATGTCTTTGACCGTTTCCTGTTTAACTTTGAGCATTTGCTCTAAATTTGCATCGGAAAATTCGCCGAATTTCGTTTCGCTGTCTTCGGAAATCCAAACCGCATCGTCCGCTTTGAAAGGATCGATCTTTTTACCTGTTTCCTCGTCAACTTCCGGTCTGAGTCCGGCAACGTGCCGCTGGCGCATTGAGTTATATTCCTGACCGACAAAAATATCCGCGTAGGATTTATTGAGCGCGTCATTGAGCGGAATCACGTCCGAAAGGATCGAATTCGGCACGTCGTCGGCTTCTTCGTCGAAAGTAAAACGAAAGACCGGAACGCGGTTAAAAGGATTTTTGAGCGGAAAAGTTTCGCCCGGCACTTCGCGCGGAACAAAGGATTTTGAATCGCTTTGCGCCCGTTTGTGTTTCGATACGTATTTTTCGAGCCGATCGGCGTAATAAACCGTCAGATAATATTTTCCGTCCGATCCGAGCCACATTTTCGCCGCTTTTTCGGTTTCGCCCGTTTCGGCGGATTTCCAGACGGCGACGTTTCCGGCGGTTTGCGTATCGATCTTG